TGTCTGTTGCCATGATGATTCCTTAATAACCAAAAGCTGTGCCGTTAATTAAAGCATCTAAATTACTACTACTCATTGGATTAAATGCAGTACCTTGTGGAATAGCATTCTGCAAGTTTCTATCTAATTGGAAATTACCATATACATTTTGCAAACCTTGAGTGAATTGTTGATTCCCACCTAAACCTGTTAAGAATGAACCCAATCCACTACCAGAAGCACCCGCTTGTTGTGCTCTGGCGGCATTAATTCCACCTTGCAACAATGATTGACCAACATTGCCACCAGCAGTAGCCGCACGACCACCTAACTGTGCGCCAATATCTAATGGTTGTTGCCCAATAGACTCAATGGTAGAGCCAGCACCCAAATAAGCACTGAATGGACTCAAAGCACCAACCTGACCAGCTTGATACTGACCGAGTAAACCAGCACCTTGACCAAGCAATCCTGTGCCAAATGCTACATTCTGTTGACCAGCCTGTTGAGATTGTGCCGCTAACTGAGCATCTTGTTGTGCCAATGCGTTGTAGTAAGCCTCTAACTCAGGAGTAGTTGCACCCAAACCAGCCGCACCACTTGGTCTAGCACCTGTAGCACCTACAGACAATCCACTACGACCCTGTTGGTATAACTGGTTCTGCAATAGTGCCATCTGTCTTTCACGACTAGGTGCAAGCAAATCCTGTTGTTGTTGCATATATTGAGCAGCAACTTGTTGAGGACTCTGTGCAAGGTATTGTTGACCTAATCCAAACAATCCACCAGCCGCCTGTTGAAGTGGTGCATACTGTTGTTGCGCCATCTCAGCCTGAGTTAAAGCATTGCCTGTAAGACCCTGTAAGCGGTTCTGATAGGCTTGCAATTCAGGGCTGACAGTGTATCCAGCACCAGACAGATAACCACTAGGGTCAAACTGGAAGTTAGAAGTGCCATAACGACTTGTTACGCCAACAGGACGAAATCTAGCCGCCTCTGCCGCTTGTTGGGCAGCATAGCGTTGAGCTTCCGCAGAAGTGTTAGCTGCACTTTGAGTAGCATCTGCTTGCATTGAACTGCCAAGAAGACCTAAACCTCCACCAATAGTTGCTGCAAATATAGGCATATCAATCCCCTTTAATCAAAATATCATCCACCTTAGAAGCATCTTTTTCGTCAGTGGCATGAATACAAAACCAAACACAATCTGTTATTGCTTTAACTCCATGAGTCAAACCAGCCTTAATCTCAATACAAGCAGGGGCTTCAACAATCTCTAACTCATCACCCTTTAACACCACCACTTTACCTTTAGCCAATATAGATAAATGGCTGAAGTTATGGGTATGCTTTAGGATTGACATTCCAGCAGGGAATACCGATTCCTTGGCATATAAACCATCAGAAAAGTGGTGTGTAATCATGCAGTTCTATTCCACATATAAACAACAATATATGGTTGCAAATTGGCATTTGTTGCGCTTGAACCTGTTGTAGATACAGCCACACTAATACCAGTTGTTGCTGATGGGATTGTGATTGCTGGACCACCAACACAAGTTGTTCCCCCAGTTCCAGCAGATGGCTGAGAACCAGCGCCACCATAAAAACCACCTGTACCATGTATGTGACCAGAGTCTGTAACTGTTGCAGTGTGAGTATGGCTAACAACAATTGCATCTGCACTACCACCAGTAGCGCCAGCACTAAAACCACCCCCATTACCAATCATTACTCGACCAGCCCCAAATGCAGTCCATGTACCAAATCCAAGCAATGTTGCAGGGTTAGTTGAAACAGTTGCAGTATAGATTGATCCAATAGGAAACAATACTTGAGCAACAGACTGAACAAATGCAGTTGTTGCTAATTTGGTACTACTATCGCTTGAAGATTGTGTTACTCCAGTTGTTCCAGTTGGAAGTGATGGAGTGCCAGTAAATGTAGGACTCGTCAAATCCGACTTTGTAGCAATTGCTGTGGCAATGCTATTGAACTCAGTGTCAATCTCAGTACCTCTGACAATCTTTAAAGCATTACCAGAAGATAAACTATCTTTTGTTGCAAAATTCGTGCTCTTTGTGTAATCAGTCATAATTTTTTCCTTTAAGTCAATTTACCTTCTTTAGACTGAATTTCAATTTTTTGAATTGATAACGCTGTCCCATTGATGGTAGATTCATATCCTGTTTGAACAATTTTTCCAGAACCAGTTGCTGGAACTTTTAATGTTTGTAATGCGACACCAGAAGAATAATATGCAACTGTTGTAGCATTTGAACCATATTCAGCAACACCATAATAAGAAACACCTTGAGTAGGAATATTTGCATTTGCAGATAAATAATTTGTTTTAAAATCAAATCCCCATTTAAATGTTACATATTGATTAGAACCACCAATCACAACAATTGATAGTTTTTTCAAAATTGAAGTTGCATTTGCATTTCCAAGATCTGCATGATTTGTGTAATACAACATACGATATGAACTTACATCGTCTTGATATAAATTGTACAAACCAATATAACCAGTTTTACCAATATACAAAGTTCCATCTCTACGAGACAAGAATGACTTAGGCGTGATTGAATCCCAAGTAGTAACTCTTGCAGAACCATCAGGCAAATATGCTTTTGTATCAAAGCACCAAGTAGTATCAATACTAGGAGTAACTAAAAGATAAAATGCTTCTTTTTCAGAATAAACTGACTTTACATTAGATAATGTTTCACCAGCAATAGTACCCATTAAATCATTACGAATGTTTTTAGATAAGTCACGTTCAGGGGCAGATTTCTCTTGAATTGTTCTCATTAAAGAACGTACACCAGAATTAGATAAAAACAAAACATCAGTGCTTGTAGTCTGAATGCTATCCCTAGCAATACAACCAATACCCTCAACAGTGTCACTCAATGTCATCGTTGATGGAGAAGTAGCACCAGAATAAATAACAATTTGACGCTTGCCAAAGATAAATAAGAATCCATTGTGAGCAGCTAAACCAGTAATCTGGTCAGCACCATTAGGCCAAACATTATTGATATTCAGACTGCCAGCAGTACCTGTTGACCAAACATGACCTGAAATCAAATCACTAAAATACACTGTTGAATTTATAGAAGTAGTGTTTGCTGCCCATAATCTACCAAAAGCAGATATACAAATATCAGCATCAGGAGCAGTGGCAACATAACCTGTCTTTTCAGAAACTCTACGATAAGTCGTAGTCGAAACAGCGGGATCATAGATAAGCGGGTTATGACCAGATTGAAAGAAATAGGTAATACCATTCAATGACGCACATTGCCAATTGCTTGCAGTTATTGTGGGTGCAGTACCACCGCCACCATAGGTGAGTTCAGTAACAACATTACTAGCCCCCAATTTAAATAGTTTATTGTTGCCAGCAAATAAAACAGTCAATGTTCCATCAGCAGTAACTAACTCATGGATGACTTTGACATCGTTTGAGCCTAAGTTACCAGTAGATGAATTAACTTTTGACCAGCCTTTGCGTGAGCCAATACGACCATACTGGTCAATGATGCAATTGGTTGCAATCAAAGCAAAACCAGCATTTAAATCAAGGGGCGAGTCTTGAGTATTCAACCCATAAAATCCTGGAGCTGAAATGCTTGAGACTGTAATTGCTTCTGCCATTACACCGCCACAAACGAATCGTTTTCAGGGGAACGAGCCAACTCTAATGCAATCAAGTCAGACATAGATGCCTTGAACAATGCATAAGCCTCAGAACTACTTAATCCACCATCTTCACCACGTTCAACCAAAGCCCTAGCATAAGCACCAAGAATTATTGGTTCTTTTGCCAACAAAGTTGTGTCTGAATCATTAGACATATCGTTTTCTGGCACTATCAAACTAAATCTGATGCTATAAACACCATCTGGCACAGGCCAAAATTTTACTTTCAAGTCTCCATTTGTATCTACACCTTGAACTGTGTAATACATTGGAAGATTCAGAATAGGACTAGGAATTGTGTAATAAAAAACATCATGGTCTACATGAGATAAAGGAGTTAACTGATAGTAACGTGATGTATTAATAACATCCATTGTCTTGAATCGAACACCAGCATTGGTTAAGGAATATTCTCCAACCTGACCAGAGATAGTAGTAACAGTAACTGCTTGATTAAAAGCGTCCCAATCATAGGCATCAGCTACTTGACGCTTGGTATCATTGACATATTTACCAATTAATGCAGAGTAGGATGTTTCATCAACTGTTTGCACAGTTGCTTCACGCAAACGAACCAATACATCGTTTACAAGAGATAGGTATGTAGGTAAAGCCATAGATTACTTCTTTCCTTTATTTCTTGACGAAATCGCTTTAGCTTTTGCCTTTGCGTCTGCCTTTGATGTAGCACCCCATGCTTGCAGAGAAAGTAGCAACCTTGTGGGTTTGCCATCCTTATACTCTGCGCCATCCATGTTGCCCATTCTGGCGAGAAAAGAAGCTCGTCTGGGATTATCTCCAGACTTTACTGGCGGTTTCAGATTACCACCAGTTTCTGCATTATAAGATGATCTCCCCTTGGCATTCAACCCCCCTTTGGGATTTTGACCAGCCTTTGTTTGCCAAGTAGGAGTTTTCATCAATATCCCATCATTGTTTTCTTTTTAGGTTTCTTTGCAGTTTTTGCCGCTTGTTTGAAATCAGCGGCTGTAGGTGCAGCTTTAGATCCAACCTTGTTCATCTTTTCGCCAGAACCCGCCTTTATACGAGCCTGTTTAGCATTGACGTTGGCATACAAACCCTGCTTAGTAGCCATTTTTCATCTTCTTTTTAGGTTTAGACATACCAGCCTCAGACAAAGCAATTGCCACAGCCTGTTTCTGAGATTTCACAACTTTGCCAGATTTAGAACCAGAGTGCAGAGTTCCCTCTTTCCACTCTTTCATAACCTTGCCAACTTTTGCCATTTTCTTAGTTGCCATGATGCCTCCTTAGTAAAGAATCTTTGCGGTGATCGTGCCAGAAACATAAACAGTGCAGTTTGCTCTCAAATACTTAGGAGCATTGGCAACAGTTACCAATCCATCAGCAGTTAATGATGAACCCAATGTAGACCAGTTCGTGCCATCTAGACTGCCTTGGAAAACAACAGTGGCTGAAGTGATGCCACTAACTTGCAAGAATGCTGGCTGTCCACCATCAGTTTGCATAGCCTTAGATGCACCTGTTGCCGTAACAGCACTTAACAGTGTGACAGGAGTAGTTAAAGAACTCATGGTTTTCCCTTACTTTAAGGTGAGTTGATACAAGGTGTTTTGATACAACCCGACAATTTCATCAATGACATTGTGCAGTGCTGTCTCAGTACGAGGGACAATTTGCTGACGATTTGCCTCAATCCAATCCATTTGCTGGCGCAAGACTTGAGAAATCGTGCCTTTGTATTTGTTATTTACATAGGGAATATCTAATCTAAGATCAAATTTACCCTGATATTGTTGAGTAAAGTCATCTGCCAAAGGAATAATGTTTTCATAAAACTCATTAAGAACCTTATGTTCGGCAAAAGATGCAGTTTTTAAATGGATACGATGGGCAATTTCCCTTGCCAAAAACAACATTCCAACGAATTCAGCGGCAGTATTTCCCATAATCAGTCCTTAGTTATTGCTCCACCTGATTTCCAAGCATCGCAAGTACGCAAGGCAGCACAGGTGAAATGAAATAATTCACAGAATCCTAGATCAGCGGCATCAATAAACTGTTGGTCATAGTCAAGCTCATTAGGTGAGCTTTTGCTCTTTTCAAGACCAGATTTGATGCACTCCATCATCTTAGGGGTCTGAATAAATGCCGCACAGTTGCCACAGCGCATAGTTTTGACAACATCGGTAGGTGCGTTATACATCTTGGCTTTCTTCAGCCAAAACGCTTCATTTGGTTCAAGTGGGTTTGGCGCACCATAGCCAAAGTTCTTGAAAGCATTGTTGCGATTCTTGAGGTTAAGTGTTACGTCCTGAGTAGGAAGTGGACAAACTTGACCTGATAAGAGTCCATCTTTCACTTCAACCACCTTGCGGCAAAGAAGCTCACTACGCCAGATAAGGCAGATGCAATGACCATACCCATCCAAAAACCACCCTTGCTTTGATTGGCTAACTCTAATAGAGTCTTTACATCAGCACTCAATTGAGTTACTTGACTATTTAGAGAATCTACTTGAGCCTCTAATCTACCAAAGTCTCTAGCGTCAATATCAGACATTTGCTACCTTTCTGGGTCTACCCATCTTCTTAAATGTTGGGATGACAGGCGCAAATGCGGTATCTGTTCTTACAGTATTTTTGTATTCTACAGGTTCTTCAATGTCAACTCTAACATATCCATCATGTCCTTTCATTGAATCAATATCTACTTGATTAACAAAAGTCACAAGATTGCCAGACACTAAACATTTAAAGGTTGCCATAGATTCTCCAAAAGAAAGGGAGGGTTGCCCCTCCCCCCCCTATTACACCAAACGAGCAATAATCAACTTAATAGTGGTAGACGCTAAGTCTACAGAAGAACCAGTTAAGTTATCAGTTGCAACAGTTACAGTGTTTGCGGCAGAAACATAAGCACGGCGAACAACGCCAGCCTCTGAAACACCGATAGACATTGCAATTACAGCGTCACCTAAAGCAACACCAGCAACAGTGATTGTGTCTGTTGCCGCACCAGCCGCACCTGTTGCTACAGATGCAGAGTCAAGCGTTGCGGTCACAGACCAAGTATCATTAAATAAGCCTCTAAACGATGCTTGATCTCGTTTAGAAACTACAGCGGTTGCAGCAGCCATATCAATTCTCCAAATTACAAGTTAAAAAAAAGACCCCTCACCATCAGGCAAGGGGAACAACTGCAACTTAGCTTGGTACAACCAAAGCAAAAGCAGCGTAGTCACGCAATTCACCAACACCATAGAGTGTGTCAGCAGTGAACAACGTACCAAGATACTCTTGTTTGTATTGTGTCTGTGAACGAATAGCCATTTGCTCAACCAACACCATTGAATCACGATGACCCATCAAGCAAACACGGGCAATTGCAGTACCAGATGTTGGATAGGCGGCTGTTGCAGATGCTGAATCAGCATTGCTAGACACAAACACTGGCATACCATACAGATTACCGATTTCACCATTGCGGATTGTGTTGCCGTTGCCAGCGTCACCCACAAATGCTTGCTCAGTGTAACGAGCCAAACCCATCAAAGTGTTGCGGCTTGATGGAGGGATGATGAAGAAACGACCATCCATAGGTACATCGCTATCGTCCAAACGCTGAATAGTACGGCGAATAGCTGCATCAGTCAGTGCTGTAGCGTTACCAGCGCTAGAGTTTGCACTGTAGTCAAAGGTTGTTGTGCCATCACCACCGATATAACCAGCGTTGTATTGTGCGCCAGCAGAACCGCCATTGGCAATACGACCCAACTGAATCAAGTCAGTATCAACTTGTTTAGCCAAAGCGTAACCAGCATCTTCTGTGTAGAAACTACGCAGTGAAGACAAGGCTTGTGCTTCAACGATGTCCTCAATCAAACGAGAATATTCGTAATGCTTGTTGATAGAAATGTCTACAACACCTTCGTTGTTGACAATCAGCGTAACAGCGTTTGTTGCGCCTTTAGCTGATGCAGAACCACGGGTTGGGCTAGGAATGTGAACAGTGTCACCTTTCTTGCCTTTAAAGTTCATCTTTTTAACGACATTGGCGGCTACAAGATTACGTTTGTAAGCCGCAACAATTTCGTCTGACCAAATTTCAGGGATGAAATTGGCTGCTGACGTAATGGTTACGTTATTTGCGGGGGAAAATGCTGTTGCCATGTTAAATACTCCAAAAAGTTAAGTGTTATTTCACTCGACCCTCTGCATATGCGGTCATTATCTCATCTGATAACGTCTCATATCGTTGAGGGTCAGTCATTTTTAGCCGAATCAGGTCAGCTCTCCTGTAAACTCGTTTTCCTGTTTCCCCTGTACCACCAGTATCAACTGCTGCGGCTTTCAGATTCTGTTTACGAGTTGCTTCACCAGCGTCACTCGTTTGCTTAGTCCGAACACCTTTCAATTGCTTGTAGGTACTCAACAATTCATTGGCACTATCATAGTCAAACTCACCATCTGCCTTAGCATAAAGCCCAAGGCGAATAGGTGAAGATTTCACCCAATCAACAAACTCTTGGTCTTGAACAATCTGAGTAAAATCAGGATGTTCAGTAGTAAGTTTCTGCTGAATCTGCATCTTTTTGAACTCTAGACTAGCTTGTCTAGCCGCAAGTACATCTGGATGTCTATCAATAGTGTTCTGAACTGCCTTTTTTGGGTCTTCAAAAAAATCAATTTCAGGCTCAACCTCTGCATTTTGTCGATTGCCAGAGAGATTTTGCTTAATCAACTCATCTGCTAATTTGCGTACCTCACCCACCTCTTGAGCTTGCTTTCCAATCAACTTTTCAGCTTCTTGGTGCATCTTGATGATGTCTGACAGTTCTTTGCCCCGATATTTATCGGGAACATCAGCATTCATCGACTCAACAGTGGACTCCAGTTTCTGCTTTTCAACAGCTTGAATTTCACCTAGCATCTCATCATCGTTATCTAACAACATACAGTTTCCTTTTCCTGCCCACTCTGGGTTTTAGGAGATTACACATGGACTCGACAAAAGTTTATGAGTCCGACTTCAATTCTGCTGCCAACTTTTCGCGATGTTTTCGGTCAAATTGATGGGCTGATGTAGGGAAATGCCCACTCCAACCCTCCAACTTGATATTGGGAGCAGACATGATTCGGTGACTTACCGAACCACATTCACACTGGACAATGGCAGCCTCATAATCAGCCAGTTTTTCAGTGCGATGCCCGTTTTCACAGGCAAATTCATACATTCTTTTCATTCAATTCCTCAT